ATTGTATTTCTTAGCTGCCATAAATCCAGCATTCCACTTTGCACCCAGTGGATCATTGGATATCTCTATCCACTCGGCACCTAGCTTGATGCACAGCTCCTTGTCTTCGGGATCATGGCCCATGCATATAACTTTAACTCCTACCTTCTGAAGTCTTGTGATTGTGATCTTTAGCAGTGGCCTTCTGCCATTCACTGGAATAGGAGCTACAATCATGACTTCAATGCATTAAGTAGGTCAGCTTTCTTTGGTGCTGCTCCTAAGTTTAGTCCTCTATCTTTTGCCAGTGCCTTCATATCATTATAGCTCATGCTCTCATAGTTATATTGTTTTGTTCCAATAAACTGAATCTTAGCTGGTTTGATCTCTGTGTTGATGTTGGATTGAATGTGAGCTGCTAGATCTCTCATTGCATTCCGTAGGCATGTGCCACATCTTTTATTGAGCACAATATTCTTGTTTAACTTGAGCCACATGGATAGCTCCTCTTTTAGCTCTTCATTCAGTGCAAAGGATCTAGTCTTCATAAATCTCTGCACCTGGCTCATCAGCTCATTTGATATCATGGTTTCATAATTTTAATTAGTTTCTTTTCTAAGGCTGTGCCTTTTATCTTTCTTCTTAGCTCTCTGCTATTGTGCAGCTCACGCAAAAGTATTGCACCAATCATGGCAAAATACTTGTCCTGGTCAGTCATTGCTTGCTCTCCCATGATTGTATAATATCAGCTAGTAAATATGTGATGAATGCTATGCCAACAGTGTGCCAGTCGTACATCAGTAATAAGATTACTGAAGTCCAAAAGGATAGGCAGCTCCAGCAGTTTAATGGTTTGACATCAGGCAGTTCAAAGGTCATCATTGCTCTTGATATCCCTAGGCTCGCCAGTATGAATAGAATATAAATCATTTTTAAATTGTTTTATGGCACCATGTATGACTCTGAGGGGCAGATTAGTTTCTGCTTTGATATCTCTATAAGTCATCCCATACAGATGCATCTTAGTTAGTTCTTTACAAAATAGCTCTTGATCATCTTCAGGAGACTTCTGCATGTAGCTATCAAGGTAACATTGATATTCTGATAGGTCATCATCTTCTGTCTCTTTGAAGGCAACATCTGTCTCGAATGGGAGTAGACGTATTGGGGGATTGAATTTCTTGTTGAATTCACTGCCGGGCCATTTCCACTGATTGTAGGCATACCTTGCAAATGTTCTTGGAAGATCGGCCTCTTGGATCTCGTACTTACTGAGTATGATGAACACATCTGAGACAAGGTCACGGTATAGCTCTGAGCCTCCAGTGATCTTGATAGCGATATTGTATGCCTCTTTATTCCAAAACACATCCCGAAGTTATTAAATATTTGAATACCTCATTGAGAAATTGTTCTGATACTGGCTTGCTATTACAAAACCGCCACAGCTGTGAATAGTTAAGATCACTATCCTCTGATAGATGAGTCAGCTTGTAACGAGAAGAAAGCCTCTTGTGAAGCTCTCCTCTCATCCAATCACTTAGGCTCACATCAGAAGGGAAGGTCATCTTCAAATAACTCATCTGCTGCTGACTTTATTTTATCACTTGTATTCTGCAATACTGGTGCTGGTGCTGGAGCCACATAAGGCTCTTTGATTGCAGCACTCATGTACTTAACTCCTGATTGAGCTGTCTTCACCCATAGTGAGATTTCAAGCTCCTTGCCTTCTACATTGATCTTGCCTCTGTAGTCAGGCTGATTGTCTGCAGTCTTCTTATCATTCTTGAAGATTGCTCCACTGTTTATTTTCTGTTCCATACTTATTTGTTTCTATAGATTAAATTAATTACCAGTACCCATAAATTTTCGCCTAGTCTCCAAGTCCTCAAGGATTTGATCCAGCTTCGCAGACACCTCATGATATTCCTCATTTGTCAAAGGTATTAAAGATATTTGAGTAAAATAAACCCTCCAATACATTGATTCAGACTTGATATCATACACATGCTCTTGTACTACTTCCATATTATATATTTTAAATTTATAACAAAGCATAAGCACCACTAACGCGGATGCCTATGCGCATGTTAGCGGTAATGCCTTTTGAGCGATTCGTTTGTCTTTTCGGCTTTCTTTGCAAAGTCATAGTCATATAATGCTTTCGTAGTACAATCAGCACATAAGCCATCATACATATCTCTATGAACAGTTCCGTCTTTTTTAAGGCAACCACTACACACTAAGGCACTATCCGCTAACAAGCGGTTAGCGTCATTGCCGTTTTCGTGGTTTAATGATGTTTGGTGTTCCATATAAATTTGTGTTTTAAGTTGATAAATTCGTTTTCAATAGCCCCGCCCATCGCAAATCTGCAAACCGTTATTTATTGTTTAGCTTGTTAATATACTGCACATAAAACTCTGATGCATGTCTGAGTCTTTCAAGCATTGCCAGCTCAAGCTCAATGTCACGTTCATATCTGATGACTGTGATACGTTTTGCTGCATCAATATGGTCCACTCTATGCAATGACATGTTATCCCATTGATTAAGTAGTCCTAGCTCATTTTGTGGATCTGTTGATACCATGCAGTAGATCAGTTCAAATGATGGCCTATCATACAGATACATGTAGGCTCTGCCTTGCCATTCATAAAGTGACTCATCACCATCCTCTGATGTTGCTGGCCATGTCTCTAATGACCAAGATGTTTTGATGTCAATGATAGCATCATCCAGTAGGATGTCACACTCACCAGTCATCAGCTCAGTCTCTAGTCTGACCTTGTTCTTTTTGTAGTCAGTAAATCTCACTGCATTCACTAGATCAATACTGTCTTGCTCTTGCTCAATGCCCTTGATGATGTACTTGTTATTCAGCTCAATATTGTAGCCATAGAAGTCTTGTTTTGCAATTGACTTGATATAACTCTTTGCTGTTTCTGATAGGACCTCTGACTTGCTTCTAGCGTTTGTCATGATCTTACCTATGCTTGATGGATGCCATTTCATATCTCAAAGTTTTGTTTAAAGTAATCTTCTGAATTCTCATAGCCTTCTGACTTGTACTTGCCATCCATGTAGGCTGTTGTTATCTCAAGCTCTGATGCTTTACAGAAATGCTTGATCCATTGCTCTCTTAGGTAGTCACTCAATTGTGACCACTCTTCAGTCTGCATATATTCTGCGAGTCTCATTATTGCCATTGGTTTCATAGTTTTGCCTCCTGATCTTTAGTTAATAAATAGTTTGTTCTCAATTCTTGAGCCGTATACTCACCTCTTGCAATCTTGGCTAGTGCTCTACCAAATGCCTCATCTGTAAGTGATGTCTTAGCTGCTGGCTTTGGCTCTTCAGTTGCCTTAGATGCTGCTTTGCCATCATCATCTGTTGCGGCCAATGATAAAATACTGGTCAATGTGTACCTCCGATAGTAAGAAATGGCACTACCGAGCTGCATTGGATTCTGTAAGTCAGGCAGTTTCATCATTGATTCTACATGCTCACCAGTGTCAACATCTATGATCTTGGTATATACCATTTGGTCAATGATAGGCTGCATGATGATCAGTCCATTCTCCATCAGGATATTCTCACATGCATCTAGTACAGCATTGAGATCTGCGTATCTTGAATGATGTGACTGAGCATTCTTGTGGACCTTGCCAATTGCCAGCTTTGCGTTATGCAGTTTTTTGTACATAGGTACCGGAGCTGCACTCTCCTTTTCTTTAACTGTTGCCATAATTTGTGGTATTAAATTTCAACAAATATAATTATTATTTTGAGATAAACAAATCAAACCATTGAATAAAATCATCAAATGACTTAACAATTAGATATGTTCCTCCAGCTTTCTCTATCATTTCTTGATATCTTATCTGTGCTTCAGACTGTCTATCCTTCATTTTAATCTCTATCTTCACTGATCTGCCATTGATTGTGGCTGATATGTCAGCAGATCCCTTTGTACCAGTTCCTTTGGTCCACTTGCCGGGCATCTGTCTTGTGCCCTCACCTACCTTCAGCTTGGCTCCTTGCCTCCACATTCCAGTAGTATTGATTCTTTCAGCTTGATAGCCTGATAAGTTGATGAATGAAACCACTGATTTAGTCAGAGCATTGGCTGATGAGTCCGCCCACTTGGTCTTTGCCAGTGCGAATTCAGGCATTGATGGATATTTGTCTTTGAGATGTGCTGTCTCAAGATCAATGAGTCTTTGTTTATTTTCCTTGTTCATAGATTCTATCTAGTGTTAATGTTTTACCTGGTGCTATAGTTGTATCCTTGGCCCAATCTTGTGCGTTTACAAATGTAAATTTGTGCTCTTCAGCTGGTACTACTTTCTTCTGCTCTGACAATTTGCTGATGAATAGAGCAAAGATTGTAGACCAAGCTAGGATCATGATAATTGATATCTGTTTCAT